CCTATTTTGCAATCAAACACGAAGAAGAACAAAATGCTTTGAATAAACAAAAAATGAGTTTAAAAAGAAGGTAATGTCAAATCAAAGATACATTGTAGAGATACTTGGAAAAGACAAAACTGGTCAAGCATTTAAACAAGTACAAACAAATGTAGATAAGGCAAAAGAATCTGTAGTAAATTTAAAAAATGTAATTATTACATTAGGCGCAGGTATTACATTACGATCAATAATTAATACAACTGCAAAATTTCAAGACCTCAGGACAGCATTAACATCAGTAACAGGTAGCGCAGAATCTGGTGCAGAAGCATTTGCATTTATATCAAGATTTGCAACACAAACACAATTTGGTGTTGATGATTTAACAGAAACATTCATAAAATTGAAGGCGGCAGGTATCACGCCTACACAAGAACTTCTAACTACATTTACAGACACTGCAGCAGTCACAACAGACCAAATAGGCTCATTACAGGCAATAACTGATTTATTTGCAAGATCAATTTCTGGTGGTCTTGGTCTTGAAGATTTAAACAGATTAGCAGATCGTGGTGTACCTGTATTTAGAATTTTAGAAGAACAACTTGGTCTTACAAGATTAGAAGTATCTAAATTTGGTCAGACTGCTGAAGGGGCAGAAAAAATTAGAACTGCCCTTGTTAGTGGTTTAAATCGTTCATTTGGTGGCGCAACAGCAGAGAGAGTAAAAAATCTTTCTACGCAGATGTCAAACTTAGGTATTGCGTTTACAAATGCACAAGATGTTTTAGGTCAAGGTTTTTCCGTAGAATTAGGTAATGCACTAGACGGTATAACTAATTTTATTGTAGAAAATGATGCCTTAATAAGATCAGTAGGTGAAGGATTAGGTTCTGCAATTAGTATTGCATCACAAGGTTTCAAAAATTTGGCTGATAATGCTGAATTATTAAAAATAATTTTTGGTACATTAATATCATTGAAACTGGCACAAGTTATTGCTCAAACAACAGTTTCAGTAAAAGGTTTGACAACAGCATTTGCAATTCTGAATGCAGTTGTTGCAAGAAATCCGTTTTTAGTTGTTGGTGGGGTTGCTGTAACAGCAGTTGCATTATTTGGTAAACAGTTAACAGAATTATCTGGAACAGTCGAAGATGCAACACTAATACAAGAAAAATATAACGATGAATTAAATAATAGTGTTAAAGCGGCAAATGATGCAAGAGATTCTGTAAGACAATTTAATGCTGCAACACAAGAGGCTTTAGATTTATCTGCACAAATTGTAGAGAAAAACAGAGAACAAAACATCTTACGAGATAAGATTTTAGAAAATCAAAAAGAAATTTTACGACTTGAAAACATTCATAGAAATAGATTTAAAGATGATATTAAACAATTACAACAAGAAATAGATTTGAATCAAAAACTTATTGATATCATTGACCAACATATTGAAGAACTTATTGAGCAATCAAGGGTTATTGACATTAACTCTGATGCAAACGACAACAATACAGAAACTATAAAAAAAAATATAGATGCAGAAAAAAAACGACTTGATCTTGTCAAAAAAACATTTGATGAAAGAGCAAAATTTGAGAAAGAGGGTATGGCAAGAATACGAGAACTTGATCCCGGTAGAGCAGAAATAGAAAGAGAAGCCAATAAACAAGCAGAACTTTTAAAATTAAGAAACGAAGGTTTTATTTCTGAGGAAAAATTTAGAAATTTATCAGAGATTTCACAGCAAGAATCAAATCGTAGGCTATTCGAATTATTCAAACAAGGTAAACTTGATGAACTTGATTTTGCTCGAATGTCAGAGCAAACAAAGAGATCAATACTTGTTGCATCTGGTCGTGATGTTCTTGCACAACTTGCATTAACAAATAAAAGAGCATTTCAAATAAATAAAGCATTTGCTCTTGGTGAGGCATTAATATCAACATATCAAGGTGTAACAAAAGGTTTGGCAAAAGGTTTTCCACTAGGTTACATTGAGGCTGCAATAACATTAGCAAAAGGTATGGCACAAGTTTCTGCAATAAGAGCACAAACATATCAAGGTCGTGCATTAGGTGGTCGTGTATCAAAAGGCAGTAATTATATGGTTGGTGAACAAGGTATGGAAATGTTTGTACCAGATCAAAATGGCACAATTATACCTAACAAAGATTTGAATAATCAAACAAATGTCAATATAACAATAAATGCAAACGACACAGAGGGATTTGATGAACTACTGTCAAAAAGAAGGGCTACTGTGGTAAATATAATTAATGATGCCCTAAATAGTCAAGGTAAAGAGGCAATAATTTAATGAGTGGTACATATCCAACTTCACCAGAATTTAGATCAATAAATTTTGCATCAGAACAAAAAACAAAAACCTCTACAACTGAAAGTGGTAAAATTTTTAGCATACAAGTTGATGGTCAAAGATTCAAATTTTCTGCAACATATCCACCAATGAGTAGATCAGATTTTGCACCTGTTCTTGCCTTTATTATGAAACAAAGATCACAGAAAGAAACATTTCAAATATCTTTACCAGATTTAAAGAATGCAAAAGGAAATGTATCTGGTTCAGTATTGGTAAAAAATGCACATACAGCAGGTGATACAACAATTACTGTTGATGCCATGACAGGAACTTTGAAAGCAGGTGATCTTGTAAAATTTGCAGGTGATACAAAAGTTTACATGGTGGTTTCAGACGTAACAGCAGATGGAAGTAACGAGGCAACTCTAACAATAGAACCACCGCTCAGGTCTGCAATTTCTGATAATGCCTCTGTAACGTATGATGGTGTTGAGTTTACTGTTAGACTTACAAATGATTTACAACAATTCTCTACAGACGATCTTGATACATTTAAATTTGAAGTTGATTTCTGCGAGGCTTTATAATGCCTAGAGGTCTTTCAAGCAGTATAACTACAGAACTTCAAAACCAAAATATTAAACCTATTGTTTTGGTTGAGATACTATTCCCAACACCACAAAGAATTACAAACCACTATAAAGATATTACATTTAATTCAAATACATATACAGCAAGTGGACATCTTCTTTCAATAACCACAAAGGCAGAAAATTCTGAAATAGATACAAGTAATTTTCAGATAGAGTTATCTGGTGCAGATAATGCTTTTATATCAATTGTTCTTAATAATGTTGTCAGTAATGATAATGTAAATATTGATATTGCTTTTCTTGATAGTTCAGATGCCATTATAGATAGTTTTACTTATGATAAAGGTTTTCTTGATAGTTTCAGCATAGATACAGACAAGGCAATTTTAATTTTAAATTGTTCATCACACTTTGCAGATTTTTCAAGGGTTCAAGGTAGAAAAACAAACACAGGTTCGCAACAAAGATTTTTCACAGGCGATGTAGGATTTGAGTTTGCTGCATTAACATTAGACGATTTAAAATGGGGTAGGGCATAATGGGCTTTTTTAATGACATTAAAAAAGGCATCAATAAAATTTTTACCAAAATTATTTCATGGCTGATACCAATACCAGATGTTCCAGATTTATCGAACTTTAATCAAGAAGAACAAAAAGGAATACTAGTAAATAAACAATCCAATGATGCAAATATTCCTGTTGTTTATGGTACAAGATTATTAGGTGGCACAAGAGTTTTTTTAGAAACATCTGGTACAGATAATCAATATTTATATGGTGCTATTGTTTTATGTGAAGGTGAAATAAATAATATTACAGAAATACGAGTTGATGATAGCGCAGTTACATTTGCATCAAGTATTGCAAATGGCACAACAATAACTTCGAACGATTCACGTTTTGGAACAACAATACAAGTGCAACCTTTTTTCGGTGCAGATGATCAAGTTGCAAGTTCTTTATTAACAACATTATCAAATTGGGGATCAAATCACAGATTACGTGGTATTTGTTATATAGCGTTTAGAATTACTTGGGATAATGACAAATACTCAGGAATACCAAAAATACAAGCAAAAGTAGAAGGTAGAAAAATATCTACATTTGATGGTAGCGATAATGAAACAACAGGGCAATTTTCAAGCAATCCTGCATTTATTCTAATAGATTATTTAAGAAATTCTACTTTTGGTAAAGGCGTGGCATTATCATCAATAGACATACCATCATTTTTTACAGCCTCACAGGTTTGTGATGCAACTGTAACGTATCATGGATCAACGACTGGTAAATTAATTGAATGCAATGCAGTTTTAGATAGTAAAGCAAAGGTAATTGATAATGTCAAAAAACTTCTTACAGGTATGCGTGGCCTTCTAAGTTATTCGCAAGGTAAATATAAACTTGTTGTAGAAACCACAGGTTCAAGCCAACTTACTCTTACAAAAGATAATACGATTGGTGGTATCAAAGTTTCATCTGAAAAGAAAAACAACAAATTCAATAGAATGTTAATAGATTTTACCAATCCAGATAAAAATTTTCAAAGTGATACAGTTGTTTACGACACAAATCATTCAACACTTTTAACAGAAGATAATAATTTACTTCAAGAGGGAAGATTGGCATTGCCAACAATTACAAATATACATCAAGCGCAAGAAATGGGTAGGGTTGCACTTTTAAGATCAAGAAATAGTTTATCAGTATCTTTAAAAGCAAATTATCAAGCACTCAATTTAATTGTAGGAGATATTGTATCTGTCACAGAAGAGGTAACAGGTATGAGTACAAAAAAATTTAGAATTATGAATATGGCCATCAATGATGACTATACAGTTGATTTGGGATTAGTTGAATATCAAGATAGTTTTTACACATTTGAAACACAATCTGCACCTGCAACAATACCAGATACAAATTTACCTGATCCATTTACTGTACAAGCGCCTGCATCTATAACGCTAAGTGACGAACTTATTGAATATTCAGAGGGAATTGTCATAACGAGATTAAATATTGTCATTGGCGCATCAACAGATAACTTTGTTCAATATTATGTTGTTGAGGCAAAAAAAAGTACAGAAACAGATTTTAAAATTATCGGACAAGGTACAGAACTTAATTATGAAATGTTGAATGTCGTTGATGATATTACATACGAAGTAAGAGCAAAAGCAATCAATACACTTGGTATATCTTCATCAACAATTACAGCAAGTAGAAAAATCGTGGGCGCAACAGAGCCTCCTAGCGATGTGCAAAATTTTTCTGTAAATATGCTTGGAAGTTCACAAATGCAATTGAATTGGGACGCAAACACAGATTTAGATATATCGTTTTATGAGATAAGATATCAAAATGTAACAGCCAATGCACAATGGAATAAATCAGTTAATTGGTTACAGGTGCCAAGAACATCTGGGACCTCAATTACAACAAATACTAGAAGTGGTGCTTTTTGTATTAAGGCAGTAGATAAACTTGGCAACGAAAGTAATAATGAAACAATTATTTATTCAAATATTGCACAGATAACAGAAAATTTTAAAGATATACAAACACTTACAGAAGATATAACAGCAGGAACATTTGATGGTGATGTTGCGCTTACAGATAGTAGCGGTACAAATTCAATTGTATTAGATACCAAAAATGATTTTGATGATTTGACAGGTAATTTTGATAGTGCATCAGGCGATTTTGATTTGGGAGGTGCAGACGATAATATTGATGACGAGGGCTTCTATACCTTATCACAAACTCTTTCTTTATCAGCGATATATGATGTATCTTTTATCAAAAGTATTACAATAGACCAAATAGAGGACCCATACGATTTATTTGATGATGGAAGAGGTGTAAGTTTATTTGATGATGCACCTGCACCCTTTGATGGTAATGATCCCACAAATGCAACAGCACAATTACAAATAGCCACATCAACAACATCTTTAGATAATGCTACATCATTTCAACCTATGAACACATCTACAACATTCAAAGGTAGATATTTTAAATTTAGGTTAAGGTTGGCAAATAAAAATAATAAAACAAGAGCATTTGTTTCTGGTATTTCTATTGATGTCAAAATGCAAAAAAGAACTGAAACAGGCGAAGATCAAGTTAGTGGAACAACTACAAAAACAATAACATTTACAAATCCATTCTTTGCAATTCCAAGCATTGGTATTGCTGCACAAAATATGGCAACAGGAGATTTTTTTTCTATCAGTAACAAGTCAATTTCATCATTTGATATTGATTTTAAAAATTCAAGTGGTAGTAATATAAACAGAACTTTTGATTTTGTTGCCATAGGTCATGGCTTGAAAAGTTCGTCATAATGAGGTAAATAAACACATATGAGTCAAGTATCAGATGTTTCTATAGCAAATCAAGGTTTCAGCGCTTTTCGTACTGAACTTAATAATATTTTAGGTGCATTAAATTCAATGCACTCTGGCACATCAAGACCTTCATCTGCAACCACAGGAACAATGTGGCTTGACACCACCAATTCAGGTTCAAATTCATTAGAAATAAAATTTTTTGATGGCTCAGATGATATCTCTGTGGCAACTGTCGATACATCTGCAAATACAATTAATTTTCTTGATAGCGTTGTAACAGGATTTGATATTGTTGGTGATACATCGCCTCAACTTGGTGGTGATTTAGATACAAACAGTTTTAATATTACGATTGATGATGCACATTTTATAAAAGATGAAAATGGTAACGAACAACTTATATTTCAAACAACATCTTCAGCAGTTAATGAATTAGAAATTACCAATGCAGCAACAGGAAATGCACCTTCTTTAGGCGCAAGTGGTGAAACAAATGTAGATTTAAAAATACTACCAAAAGGTACTGGTGAGATAGTAATTGGTACAGGTTCAGCAGACGCAACACTTACAAGTAATGGTGCTCACAATCTTATTTTAGATACAAACTCTGGCACAAATTCTTCAAATATAACAATAGTTGATGGCGCAAATGGCGATATTGAGTTTACAAATAATGGAACAGGTAATGTCAAATTTAATGATGCAGCCTATTTTCCAGAAGCAACCCTAACTGATGCCTCTACGATTTCATGGGATACACAAGCAGCACCTGTAGCAAAGGTTACACTTACAGATAATAGAACATTAGGTGCAGGATCAAATGCAGTTGCAGGACAATTTGTTAGTTTGTTAGTCATTCAAGATGGCACAGGATCAAGAACATTGAGTTTCAACGCAGTTTATGAGTTTACAGAAGATACAGCACCTACACTTACTACAACAGCAAGTAAGGGTGATTTATTTGTATTTAGATATAATGGATCAAAATTTTTAGAAGTTGGAAGGAACTTAAACTTAACTTTATCATAATATGTTTGCACTAGTACAAGACGGATCAATAGTTTCATACCCAAAGGGAAACAAAGGTATTACAATAGATGATATTCAATATCCCCAAACAATTTTTACTTTATGGACAGAAGAAGAAAGAAATGCCATAGGCATTTACACAGTCGAAATCGATAATAGTAATTTTAAAGACGAAACATTCTTTACTAACACAAACCAAACGATATCATTTGATGAAGATGACAACAAAGTCAAAGCATCTTATGGAACTGCAACAGCAAAAAGATTAGATGATGAAAATGCAGTTGATGATAATGGCGATCCAATACTTGATAGTAATGGCAATCAGATGGTTAATATTGGTCTTAAAACAAAATATAAAACACAATTTAATTATCAGGCAAAGGCTTTATTAGATAAAACAGATTGGTACATTATCAAGGCAACTGATGTTGATAGTTATTCTGTTCCAAGTAATATTACAACATACAGAGCAGCAGTTAGAACAAAAGTCAATTCTATGGAGGCTGATATTGATGCTTGTTCAAATGTTGAAGAATTAGAAACCTTACTAGAATATACAACAGATGATAATGGAGTCAGTTCAAGACCATTAGGCGAGTTTCCAGACGAGGTAGTATAGATGGTTGCTATACTTGGTGCAAATAGTGTATCTGGTCAATATGAAATATCTAATTCTTTAATAATAAATCGTACAGATACTGCCTTTTTAGATCAAACATTTTCAAGTGCAGGAAACAGGAGAACTTTTACAATTAGTTTTTGGGTAAAAAGGGGGGCCTTAGGTGCTACTGATGAAATGCACATATATTCAGCCGATGCAGATAATTTTATTAGATTTGAGTCAAGCGATAGATTAAGGTTTGCCTGTAATACACAAGGAGTAAACCCTGTTTTAGAAACAAATAGAGTTTTTAGAGACCCTGCTGCTTGGTATCATATTTTTTTTGCAGTTGATACAACACAATCTACAGCATCAAACAGATTTAAGTTGTATGTAAATGGAGTAGAAGAAACAAGTTTTGCAACAGACAGTAGAAGTTCTATTTCACAAAATACTGATTTAGATTTTAATAATTCATCTCAACATTGTGTTGGAACAAGATCACAAAGTACTTCAGACTCTCCCTACGATGGCTATATAACTGAATTTCATTCAATAGATGGAACTGCAAAAGCACATACTGATTTTGGCGAATTTACTAGTGATGGTGTTTGGATTCCAAAAAAATATTCTGGAACATATGGAACTAATGGATTTTATTTAGAATTTAAACAAACAGGAACAAGTCAAAATTCTAGTGGCATAGGTGCTGATACATCTGGAAATGATAATCATTTTGCAGTCACAAATCTTGCATCTACAGATATAACAGAAGATACTTGCACTAACAACTTTGCTGTTTGTAATTTTTTAAGTGGAAAAGGTACTGCAGATTTAAGACAAGGAAATTTAATTTTAGATGCAGACTCATCAGGTGATATTGTTGCACCATCAACAATAGGTTTTACAAAAGGTAAATGGTATATGGAAATAAAATCAACTATTACAGCAGGACATGGAAATAGAAAAACTGTAGGTGTTTATGAAACTGATAGTGATATTAGACACCCTAGAGGATTTTCAAGTTCTATACCTTATAATGGGGTTGTAGTCGATCTAAGAACAGGTAGTGCGTTCAGAAGTGCTGTCGATGGGGATGCAACTGATATAAGTAGTTTTGCTAATAACGATATATGTGGTTTGGCTTATGATGCAGATAACGGACAATTATTTGTTTTCAAAAACGGAACTGCTCAAAATAGTGGTAATGCTCTAAATTCAAGTGCTTTAGATACTTCAAAGACTTATGCTTTTTATTTTGGTCAAGATGGAGGTGGTACAAATCATGGAGAACTTTTTTGTAATTTTGGCAATCCATCATTTACAATATCTAGTGGTAATACAGATGGTCAATATGGTAATTTTGAATATGCGCCACCATCTGGGTTTTATGCACTATGCACTAAAAGATTGGCAGAGTTTGGATAATGGCTTACACAACAGTAGATGATCCATCAGAGTATTTTCACACACAACTTTATAGTGGTAATGGAAATACAAACAGAGATATTACAAATGACGCAAATCATGGCGATTTTCAACCAGACTGGTTATGGTTAAAAAATAGAACAGATTCCTCGCAAAATATTTGGTTCAATTCAAATGTTGGTATGCCAAACCATCTAAATTCTGATTTAACAGATGCTGAACAAACTGCAACAAATAAGGCAACTGCTTTCAATACTGATGGGTTTAGAGTTCAAGACCATTCGCAAGTGAATGGAAGTAGCAAAGATTATGTGGCATGGCAATGGAAGTGTAATGGTGGAACAATAAACGAAACAAGAACTGAATCTGGTGTACAACCTGCATTTAATAGGCAAACCAATCTTGAAGCAGGATTTTCAATAGTGACTTATACAGGTGTCGGAACAAATAACAGTGGTTCTGAACACCCTGCATTTCTTCATGGATTAGGTGCAAAACCAGAATGGGCAATATTTAAAAATAGATCAAGTGCCGCTGAATGGAAAATATGGTTCAATGCTATCAATTCAGCAGGTACAAATGTCTTTCAAGGTTTTGATAATGGTGCGCATGGAGGTGCCAATGGTGCTAGTCATTTTGGTGATGCAGCACCAAATACAACAAGTTTTTTTCTCGGTTCAACACCAAATGATGATGGTACTGCAAACACAGGAACTAATACAGACGGAGATAATTATGTTTGTTGGGTATTCAAACCAATTCAAGGTTATTCAAAGTTTGGCAGTTATGTAGGTAATGGTAATAATGATGGAGTCTTTGTTTACACAGGCTTCAAACCTGCTTGGTTGCTGTTCAAACAAAGTAGTTCGAGTGGTGAACATTTTAGAATATTTGACAATAAAAGAAGCCCATTTAATCAAGTAGATGACCATCTTTTTGCAAGTTCTAGTAGTGCTGAAAATGATGAAACAGGTTGTGATTTTTTATCAAATGGGTTCAAAATGAGAAGTTCAGACGGACATCAAAATGCAAATGATGAAACTTATGCATATGCTTGTTTTGCAGAACACCCACTAGTAAGTAGCAAAGGTGTACCCGTCACAGCAAGATGAGAAATGATTGGTACATTTATTTTATAACAGCCTTATTAATAACATTTATTTTATTTTTACCAAAAGCATATTCAGAAACAAACACAGTCAGTTCAACAGTGACTGTTGACAAAACACCACCAAGCGCAAATTCTCCAAGCATGAATATTGTTAATAGTGATATTTGTAAAACAGGTGTATCAGGTGCAGTACAAACACAAATTCTAGGCGTCAGTACTGGAATGACAATTCAAGATGAAAATTGCGAAAGATTAAAATTAAGTCGTATGCTCTATCAACAAGGTCTTAAGGTTGCATCAGTAAGTTTATTATGCCAAGACAAAAGAGTTTTTATTGCAATGAAAGATGCAGGAACTTGGTGTCCGTTTGAA